TCCGTTGTATAACTTGCTTTTGTCGATTTTTGTAACGTCAATTGACGCATTAATTAGTGTACTCATTTTACTTTGTTTTTATTTGTTTAAAATTAATAATAATTCTTGATAATACTCTCGTGCAACTTCAATTCTTTGCTTTAATTTTTCAATGTCAGCTTCGTTATATTCAACTATAAATCGCTTAACTCGTAAATCGTTTGGTATGTGGTCGAAATTGTGTAAACTTTGCACCGCTTCACGAACCAATAAATCTTCTTCAATTAGATTCAACTTCCAATGCTCCTTACGAACTTCACTTTCTACAATGTCAAATGGTGTGTTAGTTAAGCAATAAACCAATTCAGCTTTTTTGTGTCCAGTCAACATCATATAGCCTTGCAACTGCCAATAGTAAGATTTGTTTTTAAGTTCTTTGTCAAACATTGGAAAAGTTGCACCACTCCAAGAACATTTTATATCAGCAAGTAAAGTGTCATTTACTAAGTCTGGTGTGCCTACAATGTAGTCATTTTTAAACTTGTCTTCGTTTTTTAGAATCCAATTCCAATCCAATACTTCAGATGCTAACTCAATAGCTAAATCTTCGTTTTGATTACCTTTGTCTGTATAGCGTGAACTAAATTCTTTGTAGATTCCGAGTTCTTTCTCTCTAAACATATCTTCGACAAGCGTCTTTGCAGTGGCAGACAAAACCTCGCTTTTTGTACGAGATTCTGTCATTAAATTACCTAACTGCGAACATCTGAATAATAAACTCATAGCGTTGCAAATGTTACTTTTTGTGATTCAGTTAATTCAAACTGCAATAAATCTTCTTTTTTAGCAAGTCCTTTTCCTATTGCTTCAATTGCTTTGTTAAATCTTTCATCTGTGATTGTTTTAACTTTCTTTACTTGTTGACTATTATCTTTTGAGTCTGGGTCGCTTTCTGTTTCGTCAATTAAGAACAAACCATTTAAAGCGTATTTGCGTGCGTAACTAGATGCAGTACCTGTACATTGTTCTGAAGACATTCCTTTATGCTCTCCCATCTCTGCAAATCCATTAATAGTAATTCTATCTACTTTTCCATCTTCATTGTAAGAAATCAATTCAGCACTTGCTTTTAAAAATAGTTTACTGCCAATCTCTACAATATCGTCTGAAATTGTTAATACTGAATTATGCTTCAATAATACTGGCTTTAAAGATTCGAGTATTTGTTCTGCACTTCTGTACTTGTACTTTCCAAATGCGTTGAAAGAACCTTTTGGGCATTTTAATTCTGCTTGAATGTTAATTAAATTCTTCATTGTTCTGTTTTTAAATTGTTAATAATTTCTGTAAATATAAACATTATTCTTTAATTGATAACTTTTTAATTAATTTATTTTTTACTTCCCAAAACTGGTGTATGTTATTGGCATCTAAGATATCAAGTTCAATGTCTGTTAACTGCAATTTGCTTTCAGGTTCAATATCACAAATAGCCAGATTTAATTCTTGCTCTATTCTTTCATTGATATCTTTAAAATCCTGATACTTTATGTTTGTAGTATAACATCTCAATCCATGTAATATCGTTGCGTGGTTTTTATTAAATAGTTTGCCTATTTGTGCCAAAGTCCATTTGTCATTACGAAGTTGCGTGTACATTATTGAACGGATATATACTAAAGTTCTTGCTCTGTTTGGTGTTGCTAATTGGTATCTTTCAATTACCTCGTTTACGTTTTCTATTTTCATTTTATTGATTATATGTTTCATTGTAATATTGTTCTGCCGTCATCATTGATATATGGCTTGTTTGATAAGCATCTTTAATCTGTTGCTCAAAAACTTCATTGGCTCTTTTAATACAATCTTCATCTCTTGATATTTTAATACCAGCTAATTTTTCAATTTCTTGTATTGCATATTCTACTGCTGTTTGTTTCATTTTAAATCTTGTTTTAATCGTTCCAAATAAAGTATGCCATCCATCAACTCATCTTGTGCGTGTTCAATCCAATCTAACGTGCTTAAATCGGTTCTTTCGAGTGTTACTCCATACTTCTTTAAACCTTCGTCTGCACGTTTCTCAAACTTTTTAATTACGTTTAATACTATTCTGTCTATTTCCATTTTATTTGTTTTTAAATTATTACTTTTTATTTTGATTAACAACAAACTTGCGTCAATATCGGTGTTAGGCACAATATTAAGAAAGAACTACCTCTTCCCATCCAATTGATACTTTAAAACCCAATTGATTTAGACTTGCAACTTTCTCAATTGTTAGTTCAACAGTTGCACCATCAAAATAATATTCATCATAAGTTTTTCTTTGTCTAAATCTGCTTTCAATTTCAGAGAATACTTCAAGAATATCTCTTACTGTATCACCACTAATTATACCTTGTTCTAAATTTAAAATTCGTTTCATAAAATACTGTGCCTAACAAAGTGTATAAGCAATAGCTATTAGGCGTTTTAAACTATTGCAGTTGTTAATATTTAATTTTCTACTTCTAATTAAGTTTCGTGTTCGGCTACTGCTCATACACTCAACCGTTATAATTCCCATTCTTCTACTTCTCCGCTACCCTCGCATTCTGGGCATTCTACAATTTCTGTACATCCACCGCAACAATTCCAAGCTGGCTGGTCGCAATCTTTGTCTACTTCTATTCTGCCTTTGCCATCACATTGTTTACATTCTACTTCTATCATAGCTTTTCAATTTCTTGTTTAACATCTTGTTCTTCATCAATTAATTTTTGCAAAAATTTTAAATAAAAATTTCCATCATTAATTACTTTTGTTCCTTGAAAATGTATAAGCATTTCTCTGAGAGAATAATATTCGTTTTCAACTGCTATTAATGCACATTTTTTGGCTAATCCTTTATTTAATGCTGAAAGTATCCAAACACCATTTTCATCTGTTGCACTTTCGTGTAATAAAAAATATTTATTAAATAACTCTTGAGCTTTTTCTTCTGATTTCATACTGCTAATATTTCGGTTAATACTTTTATATACGCTTGTTCAATTCTTTCAAGTCCACGTTTGCAAGTGTCTATTCTGTTTAAGTGCTTTGCTTTTAAATCTTCAAATAAATCTAAAGACTTTGTGAATGATTCAAGTTGCCAAATTCTGTAATTCATTTCTTTGTGCAATTCAAGTAAATCATTTGATTTTTCGTGTAGTTTATAGTTCATCGTTTCTCGTTTAAATTGTTTAACTTAATTTGGCGTATTCTGTTTAATCTTTGCTCATCAAACGTAGTAAAGAATTGCTTTCTGATTACATCGTTAATGTGATTTACTTTTGGTATGTACTCATTCTCGATTTGAGTTGGTACATAGTTAGGATTAAAAGTGTTGTGTAATGTTTTCATTGTTCTGTTTTTAAAGTTTGTAAAAATGTGCGTTGTCAAGTCGCACCCCTTGTTTTATTAGTATGGTCTTTTATTCATTCCATATGCTGACATTTCTATAAATCCTAATTTATTACATTTTTTACCTGTATTTAATTTTGAAACTCTATCTTCTTCTTCTTCTATGTTTTTAGGATTGTTTCTTACTTCTTCAAATAACTGCTTAAATAATTCAGGGCTATAGCTTAAATTTCTTTCGTTAATTAAGTCGTTTGTTTTTTGTACTAAAGTTTTCATAATTTCTGTTTTTTTGTTAATTGATATATGCAAATCTACACATAATGTTTATAACTGCAAACTTTTTAACAATTATTTTCAAACTATTTTTAGTTTTCCAATGTTTATGCAGGTTTCAGAGCATAAAAAAAGTGGAGATTTCTCCCCACTTCTAACAATTAAACTAAAAAACTATGAAAATCAGCAAACAGAAAAGCAGATTTCTTGCAAATATAACTATTTTAAATTGTTACGCATCTTAAATTGTATAAAATCCATATAAGTTTTGTTATTTATAGTGAACTTTTTGTTACATATTTTGCGGTCTGAACATTGCATTCTATGAGTTATAGTTCCAGCTGGTGTTGTATACATACTTTTATAGTGTGGTAACTTGCCACAATTCGGACACTCGAACTTTTCGCCACCTCTTAAAACTGCGTAATTAACTTTATGTTTTGTATAAGGTGCTAATCTTTCGTATACTTTCTCCAAGACTACTACATCCATATCGCAGTACTCAACCATTCTTTTAAGTGCTTCAGCATCTTTGTTAAAAATGATTGCTTTCCACATATCCATTCCTTCGTGCTTTAACTTTGCACCAACTCCAAGAAACTTAGCAATATAATCTAACTTATTTGAATTAAAATTGAACTGACTTTTAGCGTGTTTAAGCGTGTCAATAGTTTGGTATTGTGGAAACATATCTAATTGATGAAACAAGCAACGTGTACGCAACCATTTAATATCGAATCGGTCGCCATTGTGGGCAACTATTTCATCCGCTTTGTTTAGTTCTTTTATAAACGCTTTTAAAAGTTTCTTATCGCATTGGTTTTCATCCCACGTTAAGTTATTAACTTCGTCTTTACCTTCCCATTTCCAACTTACACAAATTATAGCTCGTTCTTTAATAATATCGTCTGGTTGAATGTTTAAGTTGTAACCACTTCTCCAGAAAATACCAA